GCACTCTTAACTCATGTAGAAGGAGAAAATACTGATGAAAAACCAGATATTCAATGGTTATTGGAAACAACAGAAAGGTTTTGTCAGGATAAAGCAATCTATAACGCAGTTGTCAAATCAATTAAAATATTAGATGAACCAGAAAAAACCAAAGATGACAAGGGTGCTATTCCTGAGCTCCTTACCGATGCTCTTTCTGTTAGCTTTGATCCTCATATCGGCCACGATTATTTTTTGGATTCTGATGATCGTTATCTTTTTTATCATAGGGTTGAAAAGAAGATTCCTTTTGATCTTGAATACTTTAATAAGATTACTCAAGGGGGGTTATCTACAAAAACACTAAATGTCGCACTTGCAGGAACCGGAGTTGGTAAGTCTTTATTTATGTGTCACCAAGCTTCAAGTAGTTTGTCACAAGGACATGATGTATTGTATATTACATTAGAAATGTCTGAAGAACGAATAGCCGAAAGAATAGATGCAAACTTATTGAATATTGCATTAAATGATTTAGTTAGTTTACCTAAAACTATGTATGAAAAGAAAATAGAAGAATTAAAAAAGACTATTAAAGGTAGATTAATTATTAAAGAATATCCTACAGCCGCAGCTGGATCAAATCATTTTAGAACATTATTGAATGAATTAAATCTTAAAAGAAATTTTACTCCAGATATTATTTTTATCGATTATCTTAATATTTGTTCTTCTTCACGTATAAAAGCAGGACAATATGTAAATTCTTATAGTTATATAAAAGCTATTGCTGAAGAACTTAGAGGATTGGCGGTAGAGTATGATGTTCCTATTATGTCAGCCACACAAACTAATAGAGCTGGTTTTCAGAATACAGATATTGGATTAGAAGATACCAGTGAATCATTTGGACTTCCTGCAACAGCAGATTTTATGTTTGCTATTATTAGTAATGAAAATCTAGATGAGGCGGGCCAAATATTGATTAAACAATTAAAAAACAGATATAGTGATTTAACTACTAATAAGAAGTTTTTAGTTGGAATAGATCGTGCAAAGATGAAACTTATAGATTTGGGTGATCAGTCTCAATCTGATATAGTCGATACCGGAAAAGAAGAGGAAAATGATACTCCTTCATTTGATATTGCTACCGGTGGAAGAATGAAGAATAAAAAAGATTTTGGAGAATTTAAATTTTGAGTGATAAAGTTATAAATTTAGAAGATTATAAAAAAAAATATAAAGACAAACCCTCCCTTAAGGCGTTCCAGCCTGACAAATATTACATATATCCTGACATGGGCATGATGATTCATGTCTTATTTTCAACGGATAAGAGTATACATTACGATAATGAGCCAATTTATGTAATGGAAGATCAATATGGTAATTTCTTTGCTGAACCTGTAGAAGAAGAATCTTGTGAAGGTTGGCATGAACTTACTAAAGAAGCATTTATATATGCTGTTGATCGAGGTATTCCACCCAATGATAAAGCATAAAGGTAGTTGTTCTTATAAATATATCAGTAAATTCTATTTTCGGAGAGCAATTAATGAGATCATTTAACCAACATAAACTCATGGTTGAGTTTGTAGAATATCTTTTTGAGTTTAATGTTAAAAAGCGAGCACCGGGTTCAATAGCGACATGGGGTGCAAATAAATTTAAAGATTTGCCTGGCTGGGTGATTGATGGTTTTAATCAAGCAGGAATTCAATTAACTTCTGATACAGTTTTTGAAATAACTGGTGTGGTACCTGATGCTAAAGAAATAGGTGTTGGTGATGAAGCTTTTGTTTATACCATTGTATATAATCGACCACCAGCAGATGGGGGTTCGAATCAAGGTGTGGTGGTATGGAAACAAAATCCTAGTAGTTATTTTAAAGAACTTAAAGTAGGTAATTCTATAGAATGGGGTAGAAATACTGATGCTTTAGAAACTGCACAATGTCTTGGTGTATATCTCTCAAATGTAGATACAATTTTAAAAGACCTTAAAGATCCTGCTAAAGCTAGAGCTACACATACACCAACAATCAAAAGTATTTTAAGTAGTGGAAAAGATTGGGATAGCGGAGGTGTTAGTACATTATTGAAAAAAATGGATAATATGCCCGATGGTAATTGGACAGAAATGATTCTTTTAGCAAAAGGAATGCATAATTTTATAAAGGGTTATGGAAAGAATCTTGGCGGAACATTACATATTATTCATGGAAGCATAAAAAATTATTATGATGCAGAGGAATCTAATCAATCCGTAGAAGGAGTAAAAGAGAACACCGCTGATATGATTTTAGCAAATTCAGATGCATCTACTGTAATAGATGCAGTTAAGAATAAAGTTATTACATATGATAAATCTAAAAAATATTGTCATACCGATGATTCCTCACAATCTGTTAAATTCTATCAAGTTTCTTTAAAAAAGGGACATGATAATGCTCAATTAGGTAAAATGACTGGATTTTTAAAACAGGCTTATAATTTACCTGATTCTGTTGAATTATATAAATCTCTTGTAAAAGAATATATGGTTAATCATGATTATGAATTAGGTGAATTAAATGAGGGATGGTTTACGGATAAGTTATCAGGAGGATTAAAAGCTCTAAAGAATATGGCAGTAAGTGTATGGGAAAAGGTAAAAGAGGTAGCAGTTAGAATTAAAAAAGTAGCATCTCAGTTTCTTGGTGACTTTAATAAACTTTTACCAAAAGGCGCACCCAACTCATATCAAGTGGGATTAATGACAAAGGTTCTTAGGGAAGATGGTAGATTAGGTAAGGGACAATTTTTAACTGAAGGAAAAGTAGATAAAAAGAGTATTAACACATATTTAAAAGAAATTTCAGAAGATGGTGCAAAATTAATATTACGTGAAGTTAATGGGCAAATAAAAGAAATAAATAAAATATTTGGTAAACATCTTTACATGATTCAAAAATTAGAACCTGCTGTAAACGAAAATCAATATAAGACATCCGGTAATAGAAATAGTTGGTCATTAAATGAAATAATAAAATTATTTGCTAATGCAACGGCCTTAAATGCGTATACTGAAATAGTGTTCAAAAATAAAGGACAGGCGGCATCTTTAGCAGCAGATATGATACAAATGGAAAAAGAAATATATTTTGGAAAGACAAAATTACCATTGTTTAAGGTATATGGAGCAGATGCAAATGATCCTAATAAGAGTACAGTTACAGATTTAGGGACACAGGCCGATTATATTGCAGGAAAAACAGAAAGAATAGCGGGAGGTGGTTATCAATGGCCTGTTGTTGGATTTAATGCAACAAATCAAGGAAAATATTACAATCTAGAGGGACATTTACTTTCTGATGTACAAGGAAATGAACCTGAATATACACAATGTAGAATGGGAACTAATAAAGCTGATGCGTTTTCTTTTGTATTTGAAGGAACCTTAATTTTACCGTGGGATAAATTTAAGAAAAAATATGATTGGAAACAGTAATGGCTTTTAGATTTGCTTCATTTTTAACTGAACAGAAAAACCTCCACATGGAGCATCTTGAAGATGAGGTGTTGAATAATGGTGTAGAGGGAACACGAGGAGCAATAAACTTTCTTCAGGGATTGAGAGATATGTTAGCAGGTAGTTCATCATCTTCTGTTAATGTTACTGTCAAGTGGGATGGTGCACCTGCGGTATTTGCAGGAATTAATCCAGAAAATGGAAAGTTTTTTGTAGGAACAAAAGGAATATTTGCAAAAAATGCAAAAATAAATTATACTGAGTCGGATATAAGTTCGAATCATTCAGGAGGATTAGCAGAGAAACTTAAAGTCGCACTTAAAGAATTACCCAAAGCAGGAATAACAGATGTGTTACAGGGTGACATGATGTATACATCCAATGATTTACAAAAAGAATCGATTGATGGTGAACCTTATATTACGTTTCAACCAAATACTATCGTTTATGCAATACCAGTGAATTCAAAGTTGGCGGCAAAAATCTTGTCCTCTAATATGGGAATCGTATGGCATACCACTTATAGTGGTGATACGATGGAGGACATGACCGCCTCCTTTGGCGTTAGTTCGGGAGCGTTTAGTGAAAGTAGTTCAATATGGCAAGCAGATGCATCATTCAAAGATCATTCTGGAAGTGCTACTATGACAAGTAAAGAAACGGATAATGTTACTAAAATATTGAGTCAGGCAGGTAAGGTGTTTAGACAGATAGACTCTAATACTCTGGCCAAGGTCGCAGGAGATCCAACTCCAAAAGAATTGATAAAGACATATAATAATAAAATGGTAAGAGAAGGACAAAAGATATCAAATACGAGAAAACACACGGCTGGAGTAATCAAATTTGTATATGATAAGTTGAAAGCAGATGTTGATAAAGTAAAGAGAGAAAACACAAAGAAAGAAAAACAACGTAAGATGGATTTA